CGGGTCGCGCTGGTATTCATTGCCGGGAGCCATCAAAGTGTATGAGAGTACCTACGAATGTATCATGGATGAAGAACCGGCCTGATACTGGCTATCCACCGGGGAAGAGCGTGAGTTGACGGGCGTTGATCCGCGGCTTGCGAACTTTCGGAACCGGTTTCACTTCGATATCGGTCAGTTTGTCGCAGTTTTGACGGATGATGGCCATGATGCGGGCTTCCGAGATGAAGAACTCCTGTTCGGAGAGGATCTTCAGGGCATCGTCAAACCGCCGGCGCTCGATCTCCGTCCAGTAGTAATATCGGCGTATCAGCGTTTCATCGCGCAGCGATATCAATCTTTTGTTTCTTCCCTTAGACATGATGGCACAAACTCTTTATCGCAAAATTACATATTTCCAATTGAATAACCTTCTTTCCCAGTCAAAAACATATCCGCCCCCCTGTTCCCCTCGCCCTTTCTATATTTACTCCCAAAATGATTATTTTTGATTTTTCCTGTTCTTCCTTCTGTGTCTTTGATACATTGAAGAACATTGGGGATTTGTCCTATAATCTTTCATACTCATGAGCTATATTCAATTTTTTCGTGATATGAATTATTTGAATACAAAAGCAGCTACCAGAATACCAAATAGGGCAATGGAGGTTAACCACCCAGCAACAGCCCAGCGAAAAGCAGTGCGGACTTCCTTATCTTTTTTCTCAATTGCGTCCTCACATGCTAATTTGATATCAATCATTTCACAGATTTCTTCAAACGTTTCCTGTGCCCAAAGTTTAGTCTTTAATGCAACTGATTCCATTTGAGGTGTAAGGTCCTCCCATGCAGAAACTCGGATGTGCTCATGCATTCGATAATTATCTCCGCAAGAAAATCGCAAATCCATTTTGATTGAAGGAATCCTTTCTTCCAGTAACCTTCTTGCTTTCAGTTCTGCTTTTTTATCTATATCATCCTCATTCAATGACGCCATTTTAATGAGGTCCTGATAGTCATCTGTATTAATCAGAACTATATTTTCTACCTGTGTGTCCATAGTTTATTCCTTTTTGCGTATCTTTGTTCTGGTGATCCATGCGTGACGGATGTATTCAATAATATAATCTTAAAAATTATGCTATTAGAATATATCACAGAATGGATAAACGAACATCCATTATTAATCGAGTATATCCTAAACCCTTGTTTAGGAGTATTGTATAGTGAAGCCTGGGGCTGTCTTAAACAACAGTATAGTAACTACAAAGCTCGTCGTTATCAAAACGCATTGGATAAAAAGACTGCGTGACATTACCTTTAAAAGTAACAGTCTTTTTAGGACGCTCCAGGGCGTCCTTTTCTTTTCTCACTTATATTTAATTGTTAGCTAAATTATCTTTAATTGCTTGCTGTAATACTGGCAGAATCTTTGCGGAGAATCTCTCGCAATACCCTCGCATTGTATTTGTGCTGCATTGATACGCAACCCCTTGAAACATTTTTCTTGCGAAATAATCGGCATCAATGCTCAATATAAATTCACGTATCTCCATCGGAGTTGACCAACTGAAATTAAAATTTCCCCAATCCGTTAGTGAATAGAACTCTTTACCTTCTGTCAGAATCACTTCACCCAACCAGCAATTAGCTGGGGTTCTTAATGAATATCTATATACTGTTTCTTTTACCATAGCTCGTTATTTTTTATTTTTTCCTCAAATTTGTAAATACAACTTCTCTGCCGGCATGATAATACTCGGCAAATATTCCAAGTATATCCCATAGAGAAGACTCATAATCATCCCCCTCTTTATAGTCTGTTTTCAAGATAATTGTAGGGTATTTCTTAACGAAATATTCATGATATACATTGAGATGATTTGCCCCTGTAGCAGTAAGTGTTATCACTGCTATATCATTAAGTTCCATGACTCAGTTATTTTTAATTTTTCTTTTACACCGGATAAATAACCCGCACTGAAAACAAAGCCAATGCGCACATATCACGAACGCGTCTGCATCTTTAATCCTTTCGTGCTCCATGTACCACATTATCGCCGGAAGTAAAAAAAATATATCACTAATTTTACTGTGGCCAACAAAGCGTTTATCGTTGAAGTATAAATCACTCATAATTTTTTAGTTATTCGTCAAATAATCTATTATTAATAAGATCTCGTACGCTATTCGTGGGTCTATGGCATTTCCGAGGGCATGAGTTCTGTCCATCCAGTTGGGAATCCCATAAACCACTCCATCCAACTCGGAGTAATATCGGACGGATTGAAACCAGCTCTCGAAATGTGCGCAGCCAGGTAGTTGCTTTTTCGTTTGTCTGAATGCTTTAAAATGCTCTCCCGACGTAACTTTATTCTTTTCGCTTCCGAAGCCGTCAAGGCAGGCAACAATCCAAACTCGCTTCCTTTCTTGAAAAGAGTCCTTACCCGCAGCTGGAATAACAAACGGTTGTACTTTGTAACCTTCACGTTCCAGATCAGTGCACACTTGCTCGAAGACCAATCCGTTTGCGTTACTAATAAGTCCGAGAACGTTTTCAGCAATGACCCAGTTCGGTCTACATTCTTGTATAACTCGATACATTTGCGGCCATAGAAAGCGGGGATCTTCTTTGCCTTGCTGCAACCCAGCATTGCTGAATGGCTGACAAGGGAATCCTCCGGCCACAACGTCAACATAACCGGCAAATTTTGTTGCGTCAATTTCATTGATGTTTCCATATTTTGGGATATTTGGATATCGTTTATTAAGAACCTGAATACAGTAATCATCTATTTCCGACTGGAACAAAATATTCCAATCGAGCGTTTCTGCTGCCAAATCAAAACCTCCGATACCCGTAAATAGACTAATCATATTTATCTGATGGCTCATATTTTTTTAATATTATTTTAAATCATCAATTTCATAACTCCAACTCATCGCATCTTTTTCTATGATGTTATCAGCAAGCCATCCAGCCGCAATGGAATCTTCAGGAACTTCCCACGCTCCGCTATCGTAGTTTTCTATTAGATCATCATATACTTCTTCTGGAACTTCTATATCCTCTAAGCCTACTGTGTAAGTAACCGTTACGGTCAAATTCTTTATAGTTTTCATGACTCAATTATATTTAGTTTGTTTTTTGGGCACTCCAAACATTATAATCAGATTCAGGCAATTCAATAATATTCAAAATTACAATCTCAGCATTTTCACATTCAAGTGTAGATGCTATCTGCTCTATTGCTATCTGTCTGTTCAGGTAGCATCCATCCGTCACAAAAGTGGTTTGCCCAGAACCATGTACTTTGCCATTGCCAAAATTGTATGACACTATGAAATATCTTTTTCCGCTCATATTTTTTTTTAGTTGTGTTAGTTCTTATTGTCTTTTACTACAATAGCCATGTAACCATCATTTCGACAGAGACGACAAGAAGTCCAAGCCAAAAATTGATTTTAAAAGCCACTGCAGCCAGGACGGCAAGAAACAATATGTAACCGACCAGACCTATTAAGCCAAAAATTTTTTTATTCATACCTATACTTTATTCAGATTCTCCTTCCATTTCCTTTCCTCATTCGTTATATATTCATAAATCTCCGGCCAGGTAGGCAGACCGCCCACCTGCTTGTCATCGATGTAGCAATGGGCATAAATCTTGCGGGGGTCATCGCCATAGCGAGCGAGGTTCTGCGGTTCATGGGCATTGATGCGGTCAAAGGGAATACCTTGCTCCAAGAGCCAGTTCAGAGCATCCTCCAGCCGCTCACCCCGACGACAGGTCCATAATATAATGTAATGGCCATCGTCCTTCAATTTGTTCATCATCTCTACCGCGTATGGTTTGGGATTCCCGATTTCAGGATAGGGCCCCATTGAGAGGGTTCCGTCAAAATCAACTGCAATAATCATACCCCGCCCTCCATTTTATTGGCTGCCTTGATTTCATACTTGTCGTAATAGACCCGTTCACGATCGGTAAAGCAGCGGTCTGAGATCAGATCAAGGAGCTTCATGAAGTTCAGCTCATTGCCAACGCGCAGGT